ACGATGTCGATCGTGTGTGTAATTTGCTTAAAACATTTGCAGCCACTAAAGTAAATGTACAGTAACGTACTTGTCACTGGTGGTTGTGGCTTTATCGCCTCTAATTTCCTAAACATCATGAAGAAAAGATACCCAAATATACATTTTGTAAATATCGATAAACTTGATTACTGTTCAAACATTGAGAACGTTGAACCAGGGGTTGCCACATTTGTAAAGGGTAACGTCGGTGACGCGGCTCTCATTGAACACCTAATCAGGGTATATTCCTTTGACGCTGTATTCCACTTTGCAGCCCAGAGTCATGTCGATAATTCATTTGAAAATGCCCTTTCCTTCACGATGGATAATACCCACGCGACCCACGTACTCATAGAGGCGTGTCGTCAGTTTATTCCAAAGGTTGAGTTCATTCACTTCAGCACAGACGAAGTATATGGTGAATCCAAGACAGATGTACCCTTTACTGAAAATGAAGGTGTCCTCCGACCAACGAATCCATATTCAGCGTCCAAAGCTGCCGCGGAGATGATCGTTCGCTCTTATATCGAATCCTTTGGAATGAACATCAAAGTCATCCGCTGTAACAATGTGTATGGACCTAAACAATACCCGGAGAAACTGATACCAAAATTTAAAAGACTCCTAAAGAGGGGGGAGAAATGTACTATTCATGGGTCAAAATCTGCTATCGTTAAGAGAGCATTCATGCACGTTGAAGATGTGGTAGATGCCGTGGATATCGTTTGGAAGAGGGGTATCCCGGGTGAAATCTACAACATCGCTTCGGATGACGAACTCACTGTCATGGAGGTCACCCAACTACTCATTAAGACTATTTTGGAAACGACCGACTATGATGAATGGATAACCTACGTCGATGATCGCCCATTTAATGATCAACGGTACTACATCTGCGCCAATAAATTGAAGGCTTTGGGGTGGTCACAGAAAAAAACGAGGGAAGATCTTGTTAATTTTTTGAAGGAGTAGAAGTATGAAGCCAATAGCTATCAATGTTTATATTCTCATGATGTTCTTGGCCTACCTGTTACGTAGGGCAGGAACATTTTCAATAGAAGAAAAGGTGAAGATGATCGAATTTTTGAGTTATATGGCTGCTAACCCCGACTCTAGAATAGAGGAACATGAGGGTGGAGCGACTCTGTTAGGAGAAGCGATGCGATACCAACCATCGCAAGTCGTCCATTTACAAGCTCTGTCTCAGGCTTCCAAAAGCCCTGAACGTAGCCCTCATCCTTAGGATTCGCCGCTGTTCCGAGGAACGCCAAACTGGCAACAGCGACAGAGAGACCAATATTATCATGGAACTGGGTACTGATAGAGTTACCAGTCATGACCTCATCAATCACAGCAGAAGTAAATCCAATCATGGCGGCGCGTCCATTTACGCGCTCAGCGATAGAAAGAAAATCGTTGGGGCGGCCGAGGGGTGTGAGCTTGGGAACGCGGGATGTCTTACGCTCAGCCGAAGCCTTGGTTTGATAACGCTTGTAATAAGATGGCTTAACAGACGCGCAAATGAGAGAGCTCATTACTAGATAAGATGTGGTCTCAATCTTTAAGTTTCTTGTCTTCCTTTACCAAAATTGCATTGAGTACATAAAGTTGTACAATTAAACCAACGGTCGTATAAAGTGTCGTCGCATTGAGACCATACTTTCTATATTGATATATAAACCACAGAGAACTCGTGAGGATCCCCAACATGACAGTTCTTTTTAGACTGACGTCTATATTTTCAATGTTCTGAATCTGTCCATACATCTCAATAAACCCAAGACCAAATGCAACACTTGAGATAATCTCGTCCATTTATTATATATTTAGAATATAAATGGATTCGATTTTACAAAAGTTTGCTGGACAAATTACAGCCAAAACAATTATCAAGACGGTCGAAGAACTTCGTGTTGAATATATCGACGATGGTATCACTAAAGAAGATATTCCACCAATCATCGCTCGCCTTGTTTTCGAAGTTGCAAAGTTCAAGAAACTCACTGGACAAAAAAAGAAAAAACTCGTCATCGCCATTTTGAACCATCTCATTGAACAAATTGATGCTGGTGATCAAGACAATGACTTTAAAATTATTCTGAAAAGTATGGTTCCACCGATTATTGATAGCTTTGCCTCTATGATCAAGGTAAAAAAAGCCATGTTCAAGTGTATCCCATGTATCGCTTAAGGACTAGCCACGTAATCAAAATAGTATGCGATTCCCCTCTTTGGAGGTTATGATACAATACGGAATCTATACAGTAAAAGAATTAGAACGCTTCGCAAAAGGACTCACGCCGAAAAAGAAAATTAGAGTCCTAAGTGAGTGCACAAATTGTGATTTTGTATACGAAGGAAATATTTGCTTGAATTGCCAATCATGAAATATTGCACGGTAACGAGCTATATGTCCAAAGGACCGACTGTCATCAGCGACTGTCTGTGCTGTGCAGAGAGAAAGTTAATACGGATGTTGTTTCATAAGTGTATGAAAAAAGGGTACAGACCCCACCAATTTACAGACTGGTTACATAGGAAACATGGAGAACTGGTGATTGAACGTAAAAATATTTACGGTGATGCTATTTCGTTACCATGTGTCATATGTAGGAAAGTCATAGAAAAATTAGATATTCGATGGACAGCACACGATGGTAAGAAGTGGGTCCATAGTAAAAAAACAATCTGCTTACCAGTATCGATACCGACGGCAAAACAAAAGAGGAATTTAGGTTTTGGGTGTAATTATTAGACCCAATGCAGATTCTAAGTTGTTATGGTTTCGTTTTAATGGTTTACTTCTTTTTAACTTTAGTGCGTTGTTGTTATCGGACGCATTCTTTATTTCATCCATACGCTTCGTGTTTGAAACAAAGGGTATCAAATTATCAGCATACGGGTTCGTCTCCACAGCGTTTGGCAACCCTTTGTCCAAAATTTGGTTTTCCCGGAACTCTTCTATTGTCATGTCACCACCAAATTCCTTTAATCTAAATCTTTTTGGTGCGAACTTAATTGGACCTATTTGATTGTACATCTTTTTCCGCATTAAAACGATGTTTCCACAAATTCTTCCACCTATGGTGAGTCCATGTGTATCTATTGCATATGATTTCATACAACTCCAAGAACAAAAATTTCCACATGTGTAGAATTTAGCACACCGCTCATCATGTTTGAATGGCATACTTAAAGGTGTTGTGTTGAATTCGTGACAACACCACCAACACCACATAGTTATGTAATTTATTTTTTCTTTAATTACTATAAGATGTTCAGGACAGGGGTAAATTATACACCACAGACATCGTCGAGTGGAGGATCACTTGGAATATTAGCAATATCTTTGTTGTTCCTCCTGATTGTCATCGTCTTGTTTGTACTCATATTCATGAGGAGACGGTCTGAAGTCAAAGTAATTAAAACCCAAGAAATGGAGATGAGGAAACAACAAATAGAATTAAGTAATATCCAAAAAAGGATGTACGCTGCGGGTGAAGAGTTTGGTATAGAACAAGAAGATCTCGAACAGGAACTCTACGGTTCGTCCAACTTGACATGCCTCGTGTATCCAGAAAACGGTAGGTGTGATGCAAATTTTTACGATTTGAAAAATGGTTGTTGCGAACTAAAGGATAACTCCAAAGAACTAGCTCGTAATGAACGATACAATGAGATTCGGAAGATGCTCATATCGATAGGTTATGCGACAATTCCCGAATTAATTCTACAAACTATTTTACCCAAATTGACAAATAGTGCCAGGTTTCAGCGTGTATATCAGGCTCTGGAGATAAAAACCGCAGCTCCGGGAGCCCAAAAAGCCGCACAAAAAGCCGGTCAAGAAGCTGCCGAAAAAGTTGCAAGAGAGGGTGGAAACGAGGCCGCTCAACAAGCCGCCCGGAAATCCGCTGAAAAAACCGCTCGCAAAGCATTCGTTAGAGAGGCTGGTCAAAAAGCTGGTACCAAAGCCGCCCAAGAAGTCGCTAAAAAGGGTGGTAGTCAAGCTGCCCAAAAGGCCGCTCAACGAGTCGCTCAACGAGCCGCCCAAAAAGCTGCTGGGAAAGCCTTATCGAAGGCTATGGCTAAAGCAATCGCTAAAACGACTAAGGCGATGATTGTTGCGATGGCTCGGCGAATGGCGTTTCTTATGTTGAAGATACTCGTGAAATTGAGTGCCGGACCCGTCGGCTGGGCTTTATTGTTGTTTGATGTGCTTGTAATCATACAAGATACTGCGGATGTCTATAATTACAATAGTTTTATAGATAATAAAATCAATCTGAGTTCCCGTGATCAACTCATCTATGCGTATAATAAAGTTGTGAAAGAAGATGGTGGTGATTTTCCAGTATTATTTCCATTTGCCTTACTGTTTCCCGAAGAATCGGAAGAAGTGTCAGTTCAATACATGACGCATATGCTCACAGAACATATGGACGTTTTACTTGAGGTAGATGGTGGTATCGACTGGTTGGTAGATTCATTGTTATCCGGTTTGGAAGCAGAGGCCGATGGTATAGAACCGCCACCATCGACCTTAGAAGAAGAGGAAAAGGCTGACAATATTAGCGAGATTTTTTTTGATAAAGTGAGAGAGAAACATCATCGCACACTCGATCAGAAATATTTCGAACTTTTACAAGCAGCCATACCATCTGAACGACGAAACGATATAGTACTCGTCCAGTCTATGTCAACTAAGGAAACAATCGGAATTAGTATATCCCAAGAAGCGGCAAATAAATGGAATGCGGAACAAAAGGGTGAATGGTTTCAATACCTAGATCCATTTTTCCCACCAAACAGACCATCTGCTGATTGGGTTCCAGCAATGGTGGCTACCTATACAGATACATATCTCACACCAAACATGGTGAATCCCGGGACTCAAAATCAACCAAATATAGTTACTAAAAAATTACCTGAAAAGGTTGTTCTCGCATATCCATTTGGACCATTGCTGGTTTTTTGTGAAAAACCGAGATCATCTATGAAATACAAAGAACCAGTTGATCCAACGAAGTACGGTGTCAGTTTCGATTTAAAAACTGGAGTGTGTAATTATACACGAGACTATTGTCAGCGTTACGGAATAGATTTTAAACGTAGAACTTGGAGAGATGGAACGCCATACAATGAATGCGATCTCGATAAAACACAGGAAATTTTTGAATATATATTTGGTCAAGATAACGTTAGACGAACAAAATTACTATTCACAGACCCAGAAGAGGCTTGGAAACTGTCACAAAAAAATGTAGAAGATACGTGGAATAAACGAAGAGAAGATCATGGTACACCGACAGCCGTTGCATTAACTGTCGTCGATCCAACTGGTACATTTGAGGGATTTGGTCAAAACATAGCCGAACAACTCGGGGGTCGAGATAAATACTGCGACCCCGCGGATACATGTAAAAAGTTTCATGGAAAACACGGTGGGGGTAACTTCATGACGATGACAGCTCGCGATAAGAATGGGGATGTGTATTCGAATGGTCAAGGGTTCCAAAATCAGGTAAAACATGGTGAAGATCATACATTTTTCGTACCCGAGGGTGGCTACTATAAAATAGATTGTAACCCCGGAAGTAGCACAACTGTGCCATACGATCAAATTACGGATGTTATAAGATGTTCATGTTGGATGGGAGAGGCTAAATGCAACTACGAGAATCAATTTTGGGATGATGGATTTGAAGCACTCTCCACGGTTATACATACGGGTGTAGATGTAGCGGGAGACGTGGGCACTGCGGCAAAAGGATTGGTGGACATTGCTTCCGATCCCGAGAAAGTCTTTACAGATCCAGTTGGTACAGCGAGTGCGGTTGGTGGTGTGACTGTCACTCTTGTCGAAAACGCGGGTGGGTCTCTCGTTGAAGGGGCTAAAGATGTGGGTGGCTCCCTAGCAAGTGGAGCGAAGGATTTTGGTAATAAGGTTGCTAGTATATTTTCAGACAGGAGATTGAAAAATAATACTCGTAAAATGTTGGTTGCGTCACCTATCCCGGGGCTCTCTTTATATACATGGGAATGGAATGAGATCGCGATGGCCAACTATGGACTCATTGGGCGTGACTTTGGATTTATCGCTGATGAAATTGACGATCAATACATTTCGAAGGATGAATATGGGTATGAGTTCATCCGTGAAGATTCACCGATCTACCAGGCCTTGATGAAATTAAAATCTAGACAATCACTAAAGACGTGATGTCAGCGGTGGCAGCCAAAAGATTTGCAAAATTTGACGATTTCTCGGCATTTATGAAATCGGATGCGGTCTCACCAACTGTACTGTCGAGAGTAGCCACTGCCAATCCATCTCTCTTCAGGAGATTGATGAGAACTCCAGCAGCTGAAGGAGGTTTGACCTCAGTTCAGAGGTCGAAGATAATTAGTGCTATAGATGATGTTGATCCAGCACTTGCGAGAAGCCTACGATCAGGTGATGATGTGGCAGTGGCTGGAGGGAAGACTGCCACGGACCAAGCTTTCCGTGCCGCTAAATATGCCGCCGCTGGTGTTGCTGGTTTTACATTGATTAAGTATCTCGATAAAAAATTTGATGATGAGGAGGAGGATTATAAAAACTGTATGGCCGCATGTCTTCCCCATAACTGGGATGATTATCAATACGGTAATCTCGAAAAGAGTGATCTTGTATATAGCACACCAGACAGTATTAAAGAATATCAAATCGAACCAATTCCAAATCAACCCTATTGCAGAGAGGGGATGGAGTGTGAAAGTTATTGTGGTTCGAAATGTAAAGAAGAGTCTAAAGCCGATATCCCATTATTGGATGTTCCAGGGAATCTACTTGGTACGGCAGCGAGTGGAGCGGGTGAAGCAGCTGGTGGTCTATTTGGCGGTCTATTTGGTGGATTATTGGAAGGTCTAGGCCTTGGTGGTCCAGCCGGTGGTTTAACGAGTGCATTAGCATCGGTGCTATCGCTCGTCTTTTTTATGATATTTATGTTACGAGACTAAAATCCATTTGTAATAATTCCATCTACATTGTACCTATACATATACTCCAACTCTTTGTCTTCTTTATGTGTATAGGTATATACCAGAATATTTTTGTTTTTACAGTAGGATATAAATTTGTGATCCAAACACGTCCAGTGGAGTATGACAGCTTTTAAATCACCCCATGTTATTTCATCGTACTCACCCTCATGAAATGTCGTTTCAAATGTCGAACCCTTTTGAAATTTTGACGGTAAGCTATACAAAATCTTTCGATTGAAACTACAGAAAATTACATTGTCGATTGGTTCAGTTGCATAAAAGTCTAAGAGTGCGCCAACAACCGAAATATTATTACCTTTAATGTCTATGAGTACGAGTGTTTTTCGTATGTCCGGAACTTTATCATACAATTCCCGCAATGAACATACACCAGAATTTTTCAATTGTTCCAATGTCATATCTTCAATAAAATGATTTTTGAGATATACATCATGATACAATACCAATTCCCCAGTTTCACACATCTGAACATCAATCTCAACGCCATCGTATTCCCTATGAATCGCTTCACGAATCCCCTCGATGCTATTGTCCCTGTACTTCAGAGAATACCCCCGATGTGCGATACACTTCATCCTTACTTAAAGCTATTTTAATTCTTTATACTAATGATCCTTAGTATAGATGTTGGTATAAAGAATTTGGCAATGTGCCTATTGGACGAGGATTCTGGTAACCTTGTGAAAGAGTGGGATGTTGATGGGATACCTCCTCAACACGCTGATGGCGTGTATATTTCCATGAGAGACCATCTGGATGCGAGGCCCTGGGTACTCACAGCTCAAACCATCCTCATAGAGAAGCAACCTGAGCGCAATAAGAAGATGGTATCTGTGATGCATTTTTTACATGCCTACTTCATCATACGTTGCCCCAAAGCCGAAACGATCCTTTACGACGCTCGTCATAAAATTCCAGATGTAGCTGGTCCAGGTAAGGCACAGTATAATAAAAGAAAGAAAGTATCCATCGAGAGGTGTGAAGCGTTCATCCGAGATGGGAACACGAACGCACATTGGCTTCCCATCTTCCTGAAGTCTAAGAAGAAGGATGACTTGGCAGACACCGTGATGCAGGCTTTAAGTTTCGTGAATAGGAAGGAGGTCATACCCGCTTCACAAAAGAAGAAGACGACAAAATTGGTACCGAGGCGACCCAACGAGAATCAAAAAGCCACTAAATATTCAAAGTCGAATTTGGCCTGGATTTACCTGAACAAAGTCGAATGTGAAGTCCTTGAAAATAACAAAAGATTCATGAAAGACCTCAAGAGGTACTATAGAGACCTAAGTGAATTGATTAAAGATTTGAAGTGAAAAGGATATACAATGACTCTCACCGTTCGAATGTCTGCCACCCCCAAGCCTAACATTGATAAACTCGTTAAGAGTAGTAATAAGCGCATCAAGACCACCTTCCACACGAAGAAGCCTCAGAGGACCAACCACCGGGTGGCTCTCGATGAACTTGATACATTTCTAGAACTTGTAGATGAAGCTATAGATGCCATGAACAACACACAGTATGAATTTGATAAAGCACAAGAAAAGTTGCACAAACTATACGATTTTTGTGGAGAGGTTCCAATGGATGACGAGTGTATCTATTAAAGATTTGAATGGATACTTATGTATAATGGAAAAAGTACTCGATCATGGGTTTGTTCGTCTCGTTGATCACATGCCTCGACAAGATTTGGATGCGTCCATCGTCCAATCCGCCCGTGTTTCCTACGGCGACGGTACCAAAACCACCCGTGGAGACCGTGGGCTCATCCGATATCTCCTTAGGCACTGGCATACGACCCCTTTTGAAATGGTCGATTTCAAGTTTCACATCAAGATGCCCATCTACATCGCACGACAGCACCTTCGGCACCGCACCGCCAGTGTGAATGAATTGTCTGCTCGGTACTCTGTGGTTCCCAAAGAATACTATGAACCCGAAACTCTCCGTGGTCAGTCGAAGGTAAATCACCAAGGTTCTGAGGGTGTCGTAGAAATTGGGGGTGATCTTGATAACAAAGTATCCGAACATCTGAGTCACTCATTCGATGTATATGAACAACTCCTCGAAAATGGATGTTGTCGTGAACAGGCCAGGGGACTTTTACCTCAATCAACTTATACAGAGTTTTACTGGAAAATTAACCTTCACAATCTTCTTCATTACCTCCACCTCCGTATGGATTCACATGCTCAGAAGGAGATTCGAGACTATGCGAATGCCATCTTCGACCTGGTGAAACCCCTCGTTCCAATCACCATGGAGGCTTTCATGGATTTCAGGGTGAATGCGATGCAGCTCACTGGACCAGAAATCGAGGCGATCGCCAATGGTAAAGAGATTGAGTCACCTGGTGAGCGCAGAGAATTTCAGGAGAAGTTAAGGCGTTTGAACTTGAAAGTTCAAACAACCACTTAAAAATAAAATCCCCAAGAAGAAAGAAACGCCAGCACTTGACTATAAAGATACGGCAGTGGCGAAGATGGAAGAAGTCCGTCAACCTCGTCGTTTCACTAGATTGAAGAAACTTAAGAAATTAAATGTCAACACAAAGTAAATGTTTACCATCACTAACACATTCACAGTATTCGCTACCGATAAGAAGAACAAGGGATTCAAAAAATTGAGTAAAAAGATCAAAAAGGAACGGAGTGCCGACGTGGAAAAGATTAAGGAAAAGATAAGTGATATCTTCCGTGATGAGCAGCGGAGATTGAAGGGGTACTACGAAGAACACCAAAAGCTCATCAAGAAAGAGGATAAACCGAAGAAGAGTGGAAAGAAATCTATCGATTTTTATGAAAAGTAAACCATAAGGCACCTACTACAAAAAGCATCGCCAGGGGTGGATTATCCCCAAATCTCTCTGCCAATAGAGCGCAAACCACGCTGTATTGGACGACTCGTATTTCCCTTTGTGTTTTGACCATTGAGCGTTTCATAGCTGCCCTAGATTTCTCCAAACCTATGACAGATGTACTTATCTTTCCGATTTTTGCTGGAATCTCCGTTGTTCTCTTGAAGACGTCACTCACATCAAATGAATCTATAAACTGTTGTTGGATCAGGGGCTCCAGGTAGGTGAAGTAATTAAAGTCTGGGTCGAGTTGAATACATATACCCTCTATAGTTGTAAAGGCCTTTGCCAAATATATAAAACTTGTTGGTACAATGAAGGGTTTTTCCTCGGCGAGTTGTACTGCCAGGTCATCATTCATGATCGCGGAACCATCTAAGGTTTCTAGGTAGCCCAGTATGTTATCGAAGAAGAGTTCAATATCTGATGTATCGGTTGATGTTGGAACGATGACATTCAATTTAATAAGTGTATCAACGATACCCGCGGTGTCACGTGTAATTATAAATCCAAATAGTTTCGTAAATCCATTCCGTAATTCTTCAGATAAATGTATAAGTAAGCCAAAATCATAAAATACAAGTTTTCCCCTAGACGAGAACCCCAAATTCCCGGGATGTGGGTCTGCATGGAAGAGACCATTATCCATCGTCTGAATGACATAAGAATTTATGAGAGCCTCACATATTTTCTTCTTATTCACCTTCTTATCCGTAATCTCGGTGAGTTTAGTTGATGGTACATATTCCATAACAATCATGTCATCGTTTGAGTATTTTTTATAGACTCTGGGAACTTTGATCCAAACAACTTCCTTCATGCTTCTTTTAAAATTAATAGCATTCTGAATTTCTCGTTGATAGTCAGCTTCAGCTAGGAGATACTCTATCGACTCATCTAGGACGTATCCAGAACTGTTACCGGTATCAATACCAATACGTTCTAAAAAATGTACGATACCTCTGATTGTATCTGTATCCTCTTTCATCATGTCCAATATCCCGGGTCTTTTCACTTTTACTACAACTTTCTGACCATTTTGGAGAATCGCCATGTGAACTTGACCAATACTCGCAGATTTGAATGGTACCGGGTCAAACTCCTTAAATACATCGTAATTTACAACAGTATCTATTTCCACGGGGGGGACGTTATCTTGGAGAGATTCCAATTCCTTTGTAAATTCAGGTGGATAGAGATCTACCCTCGTCGAAGCGATTTGACCTAGTTTTACAAATGTTGGTCCAAGTTCGAGAAGTTCATTCTTCGTCCACTGTCCAAGTTCTGATTTATTTTTTACAGTAGCATTTTTCCATAAAAATTTCCCAGCAAATTTCCATGTTTTAATTTTCCTGTCATACACCCGTTGTGTATGAAGATGATTCGCTACACATAGCATCTTATCTTTTGTAAAGTTTTTATTTCTTAACATATTTTAAATGGATTTCCTAAAACCTCTGAGTGGTCCGATTGAAAAAGTTCTCAAAGTACCTATCATTTTCACACTTGTGGTGATGTACCAGGGCTTATTTTCACATAATGCCGTCGAAGTTCCAGAGAGATTGGCGAGACTTTTTCAGTTTGAATCATTTCGGTTAATTTCACTCTTCATAATTGCCCTCGCTGTCACAAGTGATGTAGAATACGCACTCCTATCAACATTGATTTTCATTGTTACTCTATACGCCTTAAAGACACCAGAAGAACGAAAAAAATCTGGTTTCATATAGTATATGTGGTGGTTCTTTCTACTTGTATATTGTTCTTATCTCATCCTAGGTCCTCATTGGGAGACGAAATTTATTCGAGGTGAAAAACTTGAAGTTGTAGATAGTCTTAAAGAACTTGGGAGACGATCCATATTCGTATCGTATGTAGCACTCTTATTTATGGCATGGTTTCTATACAGTCCATCGATGTCATCTTTCGTAAGTGCTCTCATGCTAATCGGGGCGGCTACATCTGGGTTCTACGTAAAATATGGTTCAGAAACTGTTCCAATGCATCTACTTCTGTTACTTTTTATTCTGTATCGAGGAAGTTCATACATGACCCCTCAACTTTGGGCGACTATAGCACTTATCGGATTTTATACGACGGTTCATGATAAAATATATATTTCCTAAAAGTAGAATGAAGATTCATATTGTCGGTGCCGGACCTACGGGTATGTCCCTAGCTTGGGAAATACTTCGATCAGGTGATCATGATGTCACGATTTATGATAGAAAAACTTCAGGTGGTGGTTCTTGGTGGGAACCCGATGAAGACGTCAGGGATCTTCACGCACATCGTATAGTTTTCGATCGCGCTTTTGTTAATACACAGAGCTTGTTCAGAGAAATGGGAATCAAGTGGGATGATATATTTGAACCAGTTAGTAAAGGTGTATATAAATTTGCTTTCGAGACATTTAGTCTCAAAGATTATGGTGCATTAGCTTCACTATCTTTTAAGGTTTTGACCAAACCCGAGCATTACAAAGGAGTCTCTCTAAAAGATGCTCTTGGTGATCTTTCAGAAAAGGGGAAAACTTTACTAGAACACCTCCCACTGTTGATGGATGGTGTCACATGGGATGTCATGTCAGCATACGAGTTTGTAAAAAGTTTCGACTATGTCGCCCTATCTAAACAGTACACACAACGTGTCTCGGGTAAGGTTATGTGTGACGCGATGGAACAGTCAGTCCTTAACGCCGGCGCGAATTTTGTATTTGGTAACGAACTAACAGGATTGGAGTACTTTGAGGATGGATATAAGGCAACATTTTCGGACGCGACCGTGGTCGAGGATGGCATGCTCTTTCTCTGCCTCGATAACAGTCCAGCCATAAAGTTGTTGGGTGACAACTGGGGACCTGATGGAGAAAAGAAAGTCCGAGAAAGTACCTACGGGTGTATCAATATTCTTTTAGACTTTGATGAACCCGTCAAAATTGAGGATGAAGTGAAAATTATAACATCCACAAAACTCAGACTTCAACCAGTTGTCTTGTCGGATGGTATAACTATATCCTGTATAATCACAGATCTTAATGAAAATGTCATCAACACTCCACCGGAGGAGTTAAAAACCCTCGTTTTGGAAGAATTAGATGTACCTACCCCTAAAGGGATTCGGATAGGTTGGGGTGCAGATTGGGACGGTGAGCGATGGCAATTTTCCCAATCCTCCGGGGTTCTCAGTCTTCATGGACAGCTCCCCTTTTTTGGGAAATGCCCTAAAGTTGCGATGTGTGGTATGATGTCCCCGAGGAAGACACCCTACTCGAGCATCGAAGCGGCGGTCGAGGTATCAAGATCCCTGAGTCACCAAGAATTTGGTACGAGGGAGCCACTTCAACCCATTCTCTTAACGCACACGATATCCTTAGTTATTGTGGTACTTATAGTTTTAATTCTACTTTATCGTAACAGAAATATATGAAGTTCGTAGCGAAAGTATATGAACCAATGTATGAATTTAATAATAAAAAATATATACGTCTCGTGATTCCAGCTAAAGTTTCTGAAATTATAGAGCGCATGCATGCACAGAAATGGTATGGTCTCACCAATCAAAATATAGATAACCCCATCGATGGGAATATTCTCACCGTCAAAGTTCCATTCAGATATAGGAGAGTGATGTGTGAAGTCAAGGGGAGACCTCTACAATCTCTTATAAAGGAGGATGAAATCGAGGTTGAAGTGGAGTTCAAAGGATATTGGAACGTGGGAAATTACTCAGGATTTTCTTGGATACTCTCGAGCGCTTCTTCTGGTTGAGTAGGAAGAACGACAACCTTCAGACCGGATTTCTTAAATTGTTCAAATGTATGCAGCATACCCTGAAAGCGATAAATTTCTTGAGTAAGCTGTTCAATCTTATTTTGAATTTCGATAATGTTTTTTTCGATATCGACAACAGGCATTTACTCATTTAAAGTTTCACACCTTTAAATAAGTAGATCATGACAGTTCTCACTAGAACTGGATACCTTGTAAGTGAGGGTCCTTTACAGGAAATAAAAAAGGAGCTTACGGTAAGACCTATAGTAAATGGGGACTATGGGTTTCCTCCACCGCCTTTCAAAGTTTTTAAATCAACTAAGACAGGAGTCTGCGTTCCAAGATTCTATGGAACCTCTAAACTTGGGGAACCTAGGGAAGATAAAAGGCCCGAACCAACCAGAATCAAAACGAAATTCGCTGGAACCCTCCGAGATGCAACACACCAAAATGAAGCACTTGATGCAGCTCTTAAAGCGGGTCATGGCGTTCTCTCACTCCCGTGTGGTTTTGGTAAGACCACCGTATCCTTGGCTATAGCTTGTAAATTGGGCTACAGGACCATGATTGTCGTACATAAACAGTTCCTAGCCGATCAATGGAAGGAAAGAATCCAACAATTCTGTCCAGGTGCGACTATAGGAATAGTCCAACAGGATAAAAAGGAGGTTGGTTGTGATTTTGTCATTGCTATGCTCCAGTCCCTTTCCCTAAAGGAGTACAGTTTTTCGGACTTTGAAAGTGTGGGGACCCTAATTGTAGATGAAGCACACCATATATGCGCCAAAGTTTTCAGTCAGTCCCTCTTTAAAATGTGTCCCAAACACATCTTTGGCCTCTCGGCCACACCAGAACGAAAAGATGGTCTCACCAAGGTGCTCCACTGGTTTATGGGACCCACGTTTTTCGCCGTGGAGAGGAAGAATCAGGAACAGGTTGAGGTGTTCCCGGTGACCTACGAATGCTTCAATTACCGCAATCCACCACCGTCTATGAGGAATGGTAAAATCTCTATGCCCAACATGATCACAGAATTGGTGGAAGATAGGAATAGAAATAAGATGTTGGTGGAACTCGTGAAGAAAGCCTCAGCTGGTACGAGGCAGCTCCTCGTTTTAAGTGATCGGAGATTTCACTGTGAATTTCTTCACCAGTGTTTTCCCAAAAGTTCTGGACTCTACATGGGTGGAATGAAAGAGAAGGACCTCCAAGAATCTTCGAAAAAGAAGATCATCTTCGCGACGTTCAGTCAAGCGCACGAGGGCTTGGACATTCCAACCCTAGACACAGTCATTTTGGCTTCCCCAAAATCTGACATAACCCAAAGTATTGGACGTATCATGAGAGAAACGAAGGGGAAGAAGAATAACCCACACATATACGACGTTCATGACCCGTGGTCTATCTTCACAGCGATGTACTATAAAAGAATGAAGGTGTATCGCCAAGGTGGTTTCAAGATTCATGGGAAAGTCACTGAAGAGAAGAAGAGTGACTTCCCTCAGGGAAAGTGTTTGTTTTTATAATCTAAATAATAATTAAATGTCCGGTGCATTGATACAACTCGTCTCTAAAGGAGTTCAAGACATGTATCTCACGAGTGATGAGGGAATGTCGTTTTTTCGTACAAAATTTACACGACACACAAATTTTTCACAAGCTCCCAAGTACATTAAAACCATCACGGACAGTGATACTTCGATAATCATTCCAGTTTTGGGTGATGCCATCAATGGACTATGGTTCGAAGCAGATAGTAACAGTAATGTCAATGTCGCATCGAATCTCTTTTACAAATCTACACTCGACCTTTTTATAGGTGGGCAAAAAATAGACTCCCAACACTTTGATTACTACAGTGAAATTTGGCCGAACTATCTCGCTGATACCTACAACAAGTCTCAAGAACTTAATAACAAGGCTTCGTTGTCTAATAAATATTTTGTTCCTCTACACTTCTTTTTTTGTGACCATAAAGCATTTTTACCACTGGTAGCACTC